GCGCTGACTGACTGGATGATTCACTTGTGCGGGAAGGGATGGATGACTCCCGACAGGCTTAGGCTATTTGCGGAGACGGCGATCAAAGCAAAAGGATGGAGTCGCAAAGATGCTTAATTCTGCGAACGTCCCCGATCACCTGCCCCGGACCGCTGGCGCGGCAGATGCCGGGAGCGAAGCGACCAAGCATCTGGCGTGACAGCGGGTAGGGGTTAGGTGCATCGGTCTGTTCGCATATTTTTCTGCAACTATCATAATGGCCAGCAACCTACAATATAATCTCTCCAGAATGAATACACATTATAGTATCCCGATCTCAATGCATCAAGGTATGACTCCTCTGAAAACAATGCCCCTATAACTAAGTAAGGAGTGAAGAAAACCAAGCAGATCGGAAGAAAAAGACAGCATAAAAGCAAAGAGAAAACAACTCGCAGTAAAAGCCCGAGAAGTGCTATAAATGATTCTGCAATCAGTGACATTGTGTAAGCGAGGTTATGGGATGTGAGGGTGACAATCTCTGCTTGCCTGGAATATTTGTGCTTTGGTGGAAATCGTGGCGGTCCGTAGCTGCGGTCGTAGTAATCTCGGCCTCTGGATATTCCGGCTGCAGGGCCTCCGAGGTCCGCCTCCGCATCGCTTCACGCCATATTCCTTGGCGGTCGGCGTGGCTTTCAAAATGGGCTGTCGCCGGAGGCATAATTTTCTGGCGAACGTCCCTCGTCAGGTATCGCTGGCTGGCGGAAAAGGTTGATCGCAGAAAATGGGAGCGAAGGCACTCGGCCTGCTCTTCTGTCAGCAGGCCCTGTGCCTGAGCGCCTAATCACGGTAGCCGTCGCTCGAAAGTGATGACGGCCAGCGATTAGCTGGACGAGCCCGTTCGGCCTATTTTGTTGATTGGCAGTCATCGTTCCTGGGAAGTAAAACCGATAAGCATATATCTGTAATTATGTGACAGCAGGCATTGCAAATCCGCTAATAAGTAGCCCTAATAATGCAGCGAGGAAGGCATGAAGTGAAAAGCGGCGATGGGCACTGCCAGCAATATTCAAGATTAGTGTGGCCAGGGCAAGGATCAACCAAGACGCGAATGCGAGAAGAATGAAAATGCCTGTAATCTCTGAAAAGCCAAAACGTGAACCACCAAGAAAGAGAATTGCATTTGATGTAATTGACACTGTCAGCAATGACACAACCGCGAAGTGTGCCACTGATTCAAAGCGCGTAGATCGTGGGTCACGCATATTTGTTTGCCGAACGTCCCGCATCACCTGCCCCGGAAGGCTGGCACGCCGGATGCCGACACAAAGGGGGACGTATGAAGTCGAAACCCGCTTCGCATCGAAAGTGCCAGCCTGTAGGGGTTAGGTGCATGCGCCTGTTCGCATTATTTATTTTATGAAAACACCGCAACCAGCCTTCGTGGACCTTGGGCAAGTCATGCAGGAAATAGAAAAAGACGAAAAACTCATCTCCGTAAAAAACAAATGTATCGTCATGGAGTGGAATCGCTCAGGATACATCGTGGATCTGCGACGCATTAAAAGCTGGGCCGCGCTGACTGACTGGATGATTCACTTGTGCGGGAAGGGATGGATGACTCCCGACAGGCTTAGGCTATTTGCGGAGACGGCGATCAAAGCAAAAGGATGGAGTCGCAAAGATGCTTAATTCTGCGAACAAGCAGATATGCAACCAAGGACAGATGCCTAATCCTCGCAAATGACTTTCAGGCAACGAAAAATAATGAAAGCCAAATCCGCCAGGGGAAGGCGGATGGCAAACGCGAGATGGGAACAGGATCGCGCACGTAGAGATTTCATGGCAGCGCATGACCCGTGCGTAACTGGCCGAGTGATGCGAAGAATCATCGACATTGACGAGTCATCAGGTGCCGCGACAGAGATCGTTATCAGGGATTTTGATTCGGTCCGGGAGGTGCGCAGGAAGCTCACGAAAATAGGACTAACTATTAGCGCAAGGAAATCATGATCACCCTCCGCGACTACCAAGACAAAGCCGCCGCTATGCTCACCAGGCACCGGCGCGGAATCGTCGTGATTCCCGCAGGCGGCGGAAAAACCATCGTGGCCGCTTCCGCGATCGAACGGGTACTAAGGGCACGGAAAGAACTGAACGTCCCGAGGGCGAAAATCCGCTGGATCGCCGGGACCACGGACCAATGTGACCAGGCCAGAGTCGCGCTAAACATTTTCAACCTCTTCGACCACGCGGACATTGAAATCGGGTGCCCTGGGAAGATTTGGAGAATCAGAAACCCGGACCTCGCTGTCATCGACGAATGTTTCCCAGCCGGGACGCTGATTGACGGAATCCCCATCGAGGAAATCAAGCCGGGAGACATCGTTTCGAGCTTCAACCACTCGACCGGGAAAATTGAACCGCGGCCGGTTGTCCGGCTTTTCAAACAGGAATCTAATGCCCTCGTGCGTCTTCACCTTTCCAACGGGACCAGCATTGAGTGCACGGCAAATCATCCGTTTTTCACCGCCGAGGAAGGCTATCAGCCCGCCTCAATTATCGAGGGAATGACCATTTATGAAAACACTGCAAGCAACGTGCAAATGGTGCGGCAAATCATTTGCCCCAATCACCAGACACCAAATTCAGCAGGCGAGGAGCGGAGGGAATGTCTATTGCGAAAAGGCATGCTCGACGCAGTTCAAGAAAAAGGTTTCGAGCGAAATAATGGCGCGGACGAATCGGATCCATGCATCAAAGCGAATGCTGGAACGGAACCCGATGAGGCTGGATGCAACGCGGGAAAAGCTCTCGGAGACGCTAAGGCGGATCGGTCACAAGCCATGCATTCAGGGAGGGAACGGGCACGGAATGACGGTGCCTCAGTTGACGCTTTTCGGGTTGCTCGGGCCGACGTGGGCACCGGAATTTGTCGTGAAGACGAACCGCAAACGAGGGCAGGGATTCCCGACGTGCTTCAAGATCGACCTGGCGTTTCCTTCACGAATGCTTGCGGTGGAAGTGGACGGGATGACGCACACGGCGCTTTCAGTTCAGGCAGCGGACCGGAGAAAGCAGGAGTTCTTAGAAGCCTCCGGGTGGACCGTGTTGAGGTTCTCGAACCGGCAAATCATGGAAACGCCTCAGGAGGTCGTCCGGTCTATAACTTCGAGGTTGAAGGAAACAACAACTATTTCGCCAACGGGATCTTAGTTCACAACTGCCATCACGTTCCAGCCGACTCGTGGGCCGCATCGCTAGATGACTGCCAGCGCGCCCGCTGGGGATTCACGGCGACCCCGTTCCGCAACGACGAACTCACGTCCGAAATCTTCAACCTGATCGGAAACGTGATCTACCAAATCGACCAGGACACCCTTCGCAGGGCCGGGGCCATCGTTCCGGGAATTGTGAAATTCACAGAAATCACCGGGGACGTGTACGATCAAATCGAACGACTGGCAAAGGCCGAGTTTGAAACACAGCACCGCAGATTCCCGAGCATCCCGAAAAAGGAGCTTCTGAACCGCTGCCGCTATCGGTTCGCGAAGTCGATAGGGATTGAAACATTCACGGCGCGCAACGCTGCAATCACGGATATTGCGATCCGTAACGCCTCCTATTCATCCCCGGCGCTGATGCTGGTCGGATCCATTGAACACGGCGACGGGCTGCTTTCTTCGGTTTCCGTGATGGCAAAGGTTTCCGGGGTGGACATCGGGGAAATTGCTTTTGTCCACTCCAAGACCCGCCGACGCAAGGGCATCGTCCAGGATTTCCGGGACCAGAAGTATTCGCTCCTGATCGCAACCAGCCTCGCAGACGAGGGCTTTGATGCCCCGTGCGCGTCAACGCTCATCCTCGCCGCGGGTGGACGCGCTGCGAACCGGGTAGAGCAACGCGCGGGCAGGGTACTAAGGCCGGCACCGGGCAAAACTCACGGGACAATCTTTGATTTCAACGACACTCAACACCCCTTTTTGCAGGCGCAATCCCGCGCACGCCGGAAGGTTTACAAAACCCTCGGATATAAAATCTTATGACCATCGAAATCAGACTCCAACTCTGGACCCCACACGGCCCAGCCGGGCACCGGCTCGAAAGAGCGGTCCCGCTTCCCATCAAGGAATTTAACTTCCCTGACACCCCGGAGGGCAGGATCGATGCCGAGAGGGCGAGACAGCACCTCTCGGACTACGCCGCGAAATACATCGTTCCCAAGGCCAAGAAATGAACAACTGGCCTACTCAAGCGGCAGAGTTGGGCATTATTTCCGGGCTCCTCACTGGGAAGGATCTTTGGGAAATCGGCGATCAGTACGATATTTCCTCGGCGTCATTCGTCTCCGGGAATTACCGGAAGATTTTTCAGGAACTCGCCAAGCGGAAGGAAAATGGCGATCCGTTCGATTACCTCTCCATCGCCAGCGTGTTTGCGGATGCGCCTGGGGAACTCTCCTGCGCTCTGGCCGAGGCGCTCATCAACGAGGGCATGTCGGCGATCCCTGCGGTTTTTGAAGGGTACTGCGAGACGGTCAAGAACCATCACATCCGGGCGCACAACCAGCGCGTGCTCGCCAGCGTTCAAGAAGCGATCACCACGGGCCAAGATCCCTCGACGATCGCCGCTGACTTCAAAGCGCATTCCTCATCGGCCAGGACGAAAAAGAAAAGCCGCCTGTCATTCCGGACGATCACAGAGCTGATGCACATGGAATTTGACGACTCGGACAATTATTTCGGGGATCGGGTGATCGCCGCAAGCCAACCCCTAACGATCCTCGGGCCGGGCGGGATCGGGAAAAGCCGACTCCTGACCCAGCTCGCGTTTTGCATGATCACCGGCCGAACTTTCCTCGACATCGAAACGCACGCCAGTGGGAAAAAGTGGCTGATCTTCCAGACGGAAAACTCAAACCGGCGAATCAAGGCGGACATCGCGAAGATGATCCGGGCCATGAATTTCCAGAAAGAGGACGTTTTGCTGATCAACGATTGCTTCCGGGTTCACACGATCGAAAAGGACGAGGACACGTTTCTCGACCTCGAAAACCCGAGCGAACTCGCAGAGATCCAAGCGGCAATCGACGAGTTCAACCCTGATTTTGTCGCCTTCGACCCGCTCAACACGTTCACGTCCTTGGAACTCAACAATGACAAGGACATGAAGGCGGTCGTAACGCTCCTCTCCCGCGTCGTAAAGCATGGGAACCCCCAAAGGGTGCCCGTGGTCATTCACCATAGCCTCACGGGCAAAATTGGCGCGGCAAAGGCGGTCGGGTGGGACAAGGGCAGCTACGGACGCAACTCAAAATCCCTCTACGCCTGGACCCGCGCTCAAATCAACCTCGCTCCCCAAGATCCGGACAATCCGAACCTCCTTATCATGGCGTGCGGGAAGAACAACAACGGCGCCCACTTCCAGGAAATTGGCGTGATGCTCGATGATAATTCCGGGGTCTATCGGATCAATCCTGACTTCGATCCCGAGGAATTTCGCCAGAATGTCGGCCTCGAAAAGAAGGGGCCAGCGAACAAAAAAGCATGCCTTTCATGCGAGGATGTCGCCGATCTTTTCGAGGACAAAATCACCCGGACCGAGCTCCTTGAGAAGATTAAAAACCTCACCGGGTGCGGGAAATCGGTGGCATACGAGACACTTTCCAAGGCCGAAAAATCACGCGCAATCATTCGCGGAAGGCTCAATAAATACAACCCGATCTATACGAAACCGGAGCCGGAAAACCCTAAATCGGAGTTCTAAAATATGCGTAAAAACCTATCAACTTCCGGGGACATTTCCGCCCGGAAATCCGCCCGGAAAACATCCCGGAAAATGATGAGATTTCCGGTTTTCCGGGGGCACCTACGTAGTAGTGCCCCGGAAAACGGAAAATCATTCATTGGAACTTCGATTCAAAACTCGTACTGAAAAACAAAATGAAAACTGAAACGCAGCGGGGGACATTGGCAGATTCCTTGCGTTCGCTTTATCGCCGCAAGGAGTGGTTATTGAAGCGAACACATGATAAAACGACATCTCAACGCTAGATGCCTGAAAGCCGACGAGCGGACGGAGGTCGAGGTCTTCGAGCGGGCACCCTCCCCCGGTAAGGAATCTTTTTCAGGGGCCACGCCTGCGGTTGTGTAGTCTCTCGGCGTTTCTGCGTGAGCGGAGATTTTGGGCTGTCGGAAAATTGACTGTAAGCGAATGAGCATCAAATCAAAAAAATCAAAGCCGGGAAAGCGCGGTGTCGGGCGGCCGAGGAACACGGTCACCGATTCGATTGCCCGGAAGCTGAACACCTCGAAGCGGACGGCCGAGCGGATGATGAAACGAGGGGTGAAGGTGGACAACCTGCACGACATCGAGTCCGCCCGGCTGGCAAAGCTTGTGAAGGAAGTCGAGGTGCTCAGCGAAAAGCTGGCGATCCTGAAGCGCGACCATGTGCCGGCGGCGAAAGTTCGGGAGGATTCGATTGCGGCGTTCTCGGTGCTGCGGCAGGCGATTGTCTCGCAGGAGGTCCAGCTTCCTCCACTGCTTGAAGGGTTGACGGCAAAAGAAATGCGAACCGTGCTGGCCGGGCACGGGGAGCGAATGTTGAAGGATCTGAGTGAACGCCTTGAGACCATTGCTTGACGGTGCGGTTGTCGCGCTGCGACAGACCGACAACTCCGGGATTCTGGACTGGGCCGAGCGCCACGTCCAATTCCCGCACAGCGACCGGGCGAAACGGTTTTCCCGCCAGCAAGCTCCCTGGCTGAACGGTCCCTTGGAAGCTGCGACCGACGCGGACACGCGGGAGATCCTGTTGATGGCTCCGGTCGGGAGCGGGAAGACGACGATGTTTGAGGCGCTGGCGTGCTGGATCGTGGCACGGGAACCGGGCGGCGCGATGTTTGTCCTGCAATCGGACACGGACGCAACCGACTGGGCAGAGACGAGGTTGCACCGGGTGCTCGAGTCGTGCCCCCCGATCGCTCCGCTCTGGCCAAAGAACCGGCACCAGAAGCGAAAGGCTGCGATCCTGTTTCCCCACATGCCGCTCTTTGTGAACGGAGCGAACATCAACAACCTGCAAAGCAAATCGCTCCGGTGGTGCATCGGGGACGAGGTTTGGCTCTGGAAGCCTGGGCTCGTTGAGGAGTTCCGGCGCCGCACGCATGACCGCTGGAACTCGAAGCGGATCTTTGTCGGGCAGGCCGGCGAGGCTGAAGACGAATTTTCAAAAGCCTACGAGTCTGCGGACAGGTGGGAGTTCCAATGGTGTTGCCCGACGTGCGGGGCCCGGCAGCCGTGGCGCTGGGGAGCGGTGAAGTACGATCTCGGATTGCTCGCGGACGGTCAGGTTGATTGGAAGCGGCTGGCCGAGAGCGTGCGGATCGCGTGCGATTGCGGGGCAGAGTTTGCGGACAAGCCGGAAGTTCGACGGGCTATGGCGGCATCCGGGGAATACGTGATGATCGCCCGCGGCATGAACGGTCGGAAGGCGTTCACGTACCCGGCGATGGCAGTTTGGTGGATCCCATGGGCGACGCTGGTCGAGGAATGGGTGAAGGCGAACGCCGAGGAGAAGCGGGGGAACACGGACCCGCTGAGGCAATTCAAGCAGAAGCGGCTGGCGCAACCTTGGGAGGACCAGGGCGGCGGGGCGAAAGATGAGGAGGTGCTGAAGGTGCGCAGCGATTACCGGACCGGGGTCTGCCCGCTGACTGATCCGTGGTTCGTGACGCTGTGCTCGGATCCGGGGCAGGCGCAGACGCATTGGAGCGTGGCCGCGCACACCAGGTCCGGGGAGATCTGGGTTTTCGATTATGGCGAATGCCTGGCACCGGAGGATTTGTTGACGCTCGCCGCTCGTGGGTGGCCGGTGGCCGGAAAGGATGGGCAGGCGTTTATCCAGGCCGGGCTTGTGGACTCGGGGGATTTCACGGAACGGATCTACGATGTCTGCGCGGCGTCGCGGGGGGTGCTCTTCCCATCAAAGGGATCCGGCGGGACGTTCGGGACGTGGACGCAAACGGAATTGAAGGAGCGCGGCGGGCTGATGCTTTACACCTACATTGACCGAGCGGCAAAGGTGTCGGTCTACATCGAGAGGATCGCCCTCCTCAAGCCCCCTCGCCTGCATTTCCCAATGGATGCCACGGAAGACTTTTTGCGCGGGCACATGGGGCAGCGGCTGGTTCCCAGCAAGACGGGGAAAATCAAAGAATGGCGGAAGGTTGCCGGCGACCACTACGGGGACTGCACAAAGCTGCACCTCGTCGCCCATTGGATCCTTGCCCGGAACCTCGGGGAAGGTTGACAACCCCGCCGAGGGGCATGGTCAACCCGACAATCATCTCCGCTTACCTTCGCAGATATTCAAAAGTCCAACTTGAAGCCGCGCTGGATAAGGCGCTGGCAAATCATGCTGCCGGTGTGGTTGTGACCTCGCTTTCTTTCGAGGGTGGATCCTCGGCCGGCGAGTTGTCCGGGAACACGGAATCCCTGATCGAGACGCTGATGGCGTGCCTAACGGCGCTGGATGCCGACGAGGAATCCCCTGTTGTTGAAGCCCGGCAGGCATTTGTTCCGGTCGTCTTCCCTGCGGGAGGTTGACAAGTGCGGCCCTCCGCATGGAGGAAATCAAACCGAAATCAAATCGAGGCGGGCGGCGGGCGGGAGCCGGACGGAAGCCCAAAGTCCAGAACGCCAGCTTTGAGACGGCGCGGACGACCGACAACGTTGGCCGGGTTTACATGACCAGCCTTGAGCCGAAAAAGGAAGTCACGCCATGGGATCGAATCCTCCTGATGGAAGCCGGCCGGTGGTCGGTCAACAATCACGGCATGGCCTCGCGGATCGTGCGTGGAACGTCCAGGTTTGCCATCGGGAACGGGTTGGTTCCGCAGGCTCAATCTCAAAACCACGAATGGAACCGCGCTGCGGAAATGTGGTTTGAGGACAAATTCGCGAATGCGCCCTGGGCGTTCGACCGCGCCGGGCAGTTTGATTTCTACACAGCGCAGGCGGCATTAGTGGAATCAATGCTGACCGATGGCGAGGTTTTCGCTCAGCTCGTGAAGAGCGCCGCCGGATCTCCGATGGTCCGGTTTGTGACCGCTGATTCCGTTCGCGGAGATTATCGCCTCGAGGAGAATGTTATCGACGGGGTGAAGCTCGACCAGTCGGGCCGCCCGATTGCTTACATGTTTTCCGGGGCTGACGGGAAACCGGCGACCGTCCCTGCGGATGACGTGATCCATATTTTTCGCCCGCACCGGATCGGTGCCATCCGTGGGGTGAGCTGGCTTGGTACGGCCGTGAACCGATTCCAGGCGATGCGGGAAATGTTCGAACTCGAGATTGGCGCAGTGCGCTTGAATCAAAAGGTCGGATTCACGGTGGAAAGCGACACTGGGAATGTCGGGCTTGGCGGCCTGATCGAGCGGACGCTCCCGGACGGCAGCAAGGTGAAGGTTGAGGAATTGTTCCCCGGCGCCGGGATGATGAAGCTCGGCAAGGGGGAAAGCCTCAAGGCGCACGAGTTCAACCGCCCGAATGCCAACTTCCAAGCGTTCATCGAAATGCTCTCGCGGGAATGTGCGTACTCGGTCGGGGTGTCGCCGGAAATCATCTGGTCGATGGCCGGGCTCGGTGGCACGGCCTCGCGGCAAGCCCTGATCGATGCCGACGTGTTTTTTGGCAGCATCCGATTGCTTCTGGAAACCCGCTTCTGCTCCCGCTTCTGGCGCTACGCGATCTGGCAGGGGATCAAGTCCGGCGAGTTGGACTGGCCCGGGGATGACTGGCACCGCTGCGCATGGGTCGGACCGCAAAAGCTGACCGTGGATTCCGGGAGGGATGGCCGGCTCCGGTTGGAGTTGGTGCGCGCCGGGTTACTTTCGCGGCGGCAATACTTCAATGAGTTGGGCCAAGACTCAGAACAGCAGACTGAGGACATCATCCGGGATGCGGCCAGGCGGAAGAAAGCGATCGAACGGATCGCCGCCGAGGAAGGGGTCGCGCTCACTGAGCAGGAGGTCTTCCCGCCGGCGCCGGGCTCGGCTCAGGTTTTGACAAAAGCTCAGCAGGATAATGAGCAAGACGACCCACCCAAGCGCGGCGAGCCCGAAGAATGATCGCCGCTGGTATGCTTTTCGTAACGCCACCGAAACCGAGGTTGAAGTCTACCTCTACGATGAAATCGGTTTCTGGGGCGTTGGCGCGAAGGAGTTCATGGCCGAACTTCGAACCCACGCCGGAAAGCACGTTCATTTGCGGATCAACTCACCAGGCGGCGAGGTCATCGAAGGGACGGCAATCTACAACGCCCTCCTGCGCCACCAAGGCGGGCTGACGGTCCACATCGATGCGATGGCGGCCAGCATGGCCAGCGTGATTGCCATGGCTGGGAGCCCGATCTTCATGGCCGACAACGCGCTGATGATGATCCATGACCCGTACACTTTCGCGGCTGGCACGAGCGAGGAGTTGCGGAAATCCGCCGATTTGCTCGACACGATGAAGGCGGCGCTTGTCCGGGCCTACGTTAAGAAGACCGGCAAGACCGAGGACGAGATTGCGTCACTCATGTCGGAGGAGACATGGATGGGCGCGACAGAGGCGGCGGCGCTGGGATTCATCGATGGGATCGAAGACGGCGTGCAGGCGGCGGCCAGCATGACCCCGGAGAAAGCGCGTGCAAAATTTGACATGCTCAAGAAGTGCATGTCCGAAAACACGGAACCCACTCCTGAAGCTCCCGAAACTCCCGAAACTCCCGAGGCACCCGTGGCGCCGGTTGAACCGACCGCGCCGGAAGTGACCCCCGAAGCTCCCAAGGTTCCTGAAACACCGGAAGCCCCGGCTCCTGAAACTCCCGAGGCACCGGAGATGCCCGCACCATCTGCCAAGGTGGATGTCGTGGCTTTGACCAGCCAGATCACGGCGCTCAACACGCGTGTGATTTCCGCCGAGGCTCGGGCCGTTGCAGCGGAAGCGGCTCTGGATCAGGTTTCGACCGCTCTTTCTAACTTGGAAAAATCCAAAGGGCTCGCTCCCGCCGCCGTCGTGCCGGCTGTGAAGCCGGAAACTTCCAAGACGCTGACTCTCGCGGAGTTCAATTCCCTTTCACCTTATGCCAAGTCGGAACACTTCCGGCGCGGCGGCAAAATCACCGAATAACCCAAAACTAAAAAAACAATATGGCCAACACCCTGACCTCGCTAATCCCTGATGTTTACGCTGCGCTCGACGTGGTGTCGCGTGAACTGACTGGGTTCATCCCCGCTGTCGCACGCGATGCGTCTGCGGATCGCCTCGCATCCAACCAGACGCTGCGCGTTTCGGTTACCCCGGCGAATACCGCTGGTGGGAACGTCACCCCGGCCATGGCTCTGCCAAGCGCGGCGGACCAAACCATCACGAATAAAAGCGTTACCCTTTCTAAGGCACGGTTTTTCCCGTTCTCCTGGACCGGCGAGGAACAGCGCAGCATGGATGCCGGCCCCGGATATCTGACGATCAAGCAGGATCAGATCGCCCAGGCCATGCGCGCCGCCGTCAACGAGATGGAGGCCGACGTTGCGGTTGCCGCCTACAAAGGAAGCTCGCGTGCGTTCGGCGCAACCGCCGGGACCGCTCCGCTGGTCACCGACTGGGCGCAGGCCAAGAAGATCCTCGACGACAACGGCGCACCTGTCACTGACCGGCACTCGGTCATTGATACAACTGCCGGTGTTGCTCTGCGCAGCACGTCCCAGCTTCAGAAGGTGAACGAGGCGGGCGACGCTTCGCTCCTTCGCCAGGGCATCCTCGGAAATCTCTTCGGTATGGACATCCGTGAGTCGGCCCAGGTGCAGACACCTGCCGCCGGGGCGATGGCCAGCGCGACCACCAGCGCCGCCGCCCTCACTGTCGGGCAGACCGTCCTTCCTCTGGCCACGGCCGGAACCGGCGTGGTTGCGGAAGGTGACATCATCACCCTCGCCAACGATACCAACAAGTATGTGGTGACCAGCGTCAGCTTCGCCGGGGCGAACCCCGCGAGCGGCGACAGCATCACGATTGCCGCCCCCGGCCTGCGCAAGGCTCAGTCGAGCGCGGCCCGAGCCATCACGGTGTTCGCCGCAGCCACCCGGAACGCCGCATTCCAGCGGAACGCAATCGTGCTCGCCACCCGCTTG